GCCATGTTTGGCAAGATGAAAGTCCTCTGTTCAGAGGACCGGATTCGCCGGGCGATGAAGAGTTACGTCGAGGTAGATCGAGAAGTTGGGAAGGTAGCTTCGTCACTTGACGAGCGCCAGCTGAATAAGCTGGCTGTTACCTTCCGCCGTGTTTTCGGTAGAGCTCTTCAGGAAGTGGAGAGATCCATTTCCCGAGGGGAGATCATTCCGAAGCACGGGCCGGGCAGTGTTGCGGATCGCAGCACCGCCAACGCCAAGTACATGGCTTGTACTTGGACGAAACGGCTAGAGTTCCTCTTCCCAGCGGGAGAGTACCTCTACCCCAACTGGGGATGGTATCACCACCTCCAGGAGGTCAACTTCCTCGAACCCCACGACGAGCCACCCGTCAGGGTGATCGCCGTTCCGAAGACAGCTGCGACTCCCCGTATCATCGCCATCGAGCCTGTGCACATGCAATATGTGCAACAGGGCATTCTCGAGGCTTTGACATCAGCTCTTAGGCGAATTCCTGCCTGGGATCTGATGGGGAACCTTGACCAGGAGCCTAATCGCCTCCTGGCTCGGAAGGCTTCGATTGATCGAAGCCTTGCTACACTCGACCTGAGTGAAGCTTCCGATAGGGTGTCTGTTCGTGTCGTTGACACTCTTCTCCGTCACTATCCTCTGTTGCGTGAGGCAGTGATGGCGTCGAGGTCGCAGACGGCCGACGTACTTGGACACGGGGTTATAACCCTGGCCAAGTTCGCTTCGATGGGGTCTGCCCTCTGCTTTCCGATAGAGTCCATGGTCTTCACGGCCATTACTCTTCAGAAAGTTGCGGGAACTCCGTACCTCACGGACGACATGGTTAAGAACCTTGTCGGCCGTGTGCGCGTGTATGGTGACGATATCATCGTCCCATCCACTGACGTCGTCGACGTGATCGAACACCTTGAAGCCTTCGGGCTAAAGGTGAACGTTCGCAAGTCTTTCTGGAAGTCAAACTTCCGGGAGTCTTGCGGTATGGATGC